CGGAAATCAAAAAAAGGGTTGTAAATTTGGTAATAAAATAATAGTTTTAAATAAAAATGCCGCCAAAGGGAAAAGTGAATAATCCGAACGGGAGACCAATAGGCGCAAAGAACAAGGTTGGTGCTGACCTCAAAGAGCGGATCTCAAAATTCCTTAATGATAAGTTTGACGACTTCTCCGAACTTTGGGACGGACTGGAGGCGAAAGATAAGGCTCGCATCTATGTTGATGTCATTCCTTACGTTGTCCCGAAAATGGCATCAGCCAACGTGACTTTCGATACCGATCAGGTCAAAAAAACCATTAACGACCTTTTCCCAGATTCATTAACGGCAAAAAATGGCAGTCAATCCGAACCTGCAACACCTGAATGATGCCTATGCAGGCGGCAAACGGGGCGCGGTATTAGAAGGATCTTCACGATCAGGGAAGACCTGGTCATCGGTTGACTTCGTGATTATGCTGTGTTCGATCCCCGGCAAGCGATGGACGATCAATATTATCAAGGAAACCTATAACTCGTTCAAGACAACCCTATACGAGGACTTCAACCGGAGGCTGACCATGTTCGGGCTTCAATCACCATTTGACGGGGTGAAAGAGGTATCCTCATTTTGGCTGTTAGGGTCAAAAATCAATCTGATCGGAGCCGACAAAGCAAGCACCAAGCACGGGGTAGGAGCCGATTTTGTTTGGTTCAACGAGGCGCTGGATATCAGTAAGCCGGTATTCGATCAATCTGAAATGCGCTGCCGGCAGTTCTGGTGGATGGACTATAACCCGAAAGTAACCGATCATTGGATCTATGACCAGGTATGCGAACGGGATGACGTGGCGTTTCTCAAGACCACGTTTCAGGACAATCCATATATCTCACCGGCTGAACGGGCTAAAATTTTGTCTTACGAAGACACACCGAAAAACCGGGCTAATGGAACGGTTGACCGCTATATGTGGGAAGTATACGGTTTGGGCCTCCGCTCGGCCCGGGTCGGACTAATCTTTCCGAACGTAACATGGATTGACCGGTTCCCTGAAAATGTCGATCATGTCGTTTATGGTATGGACTTCGGATATACAAACGATCCAACGGCTATCGGACGGGTTTGTATCATCGGGAATGACCTATTTCTGGAGCCGCTACTCTATAAGCCGACCGAAGATTTTTCAACGCTTCAGCCTTATTATGACGCTCTTGTTGGAAAAGGATATCATTGTTGGGCAGACTCAGCAGACCCTGGAATGATTGCCGATTTTCGACGGATGGGATATAATGTTTTCGGCGTTAGCAAGCCAAAAGGATCTGTTAAGTGGGGAATCGATATGATGAAGCGTTACAATATTCATATTGTCCGATCACCTGAAGCGCGGAAGGAGCAGGAGAATTATTGCTGGAAGGAGATTAACGGGATTATGTTGAACGAGCCAGAAGACAAGTTTAATCATCTTTGGGACTGTTGGCGGTATGCCGTGATGAGTGAGTATCGAAATTAATTATATCTTTGTGTTTAGGTGTTAGTGTTTCTATCTTTGTTTAAGGCTCCCGGTTCCCAGCCGGGGGCTTTTTTTGTCCCCATCCTGCCGGGTCAAATGTTAAAATTTTTAACATATGCAGAAACATGAGATTGTAACCAATGTTACAATTTTTTCTGTTTTTTCGATTTTAGTGTTATTTCGCTAACAACTAAAGATTTAGTTTCGCTCTGTATCCCAATAAATAACGGCCTAAATTCGAGGTTAGGCCAATGGTGGCGTGGGTTTCAACGGTTCACAAAATCGGGAAATTGCTGTTGGTTTTCTTAAATGATTGGTTATTAATATCTTACCATATACCTCCGCACAACACCAACACCAACGGTATACCTTCAACACTTTTAGAATTAATAAGTAAATAGTATAAGTGTATAGACCCTACCGTTGGTGTTGGAACCGTGCGTGAACTCCGCAATGATAACAGAATCAATAACTTAAACACCCAACGGTTATTTTTTCAATAAATCTGTTAAAAAAGTAACAACGGATTGATTTTTTTTGTTGAACTTTGAAATGAAAAAATAGACGCTATGGGGATATTCAGCCGAAAGGCTCCGACAAGCAACAAACTCACCCCAACGGATGGCCCTGATAAATTCAACGGCCAGTTTTTCTATCCCCTGTTTGGATCGAACTCAATCAACTGGGGAGGCGTTGACTACCTGAAAGACTTTCTCGAAGTTCCAGAAGTGAACGGGATCATCAGCCTGAAGGTGTCGGCCTTTGCGAACGGAAAGCTGAAGATCATCAGTAAGGGTACAGGCGAAGAGGTCAGCCGGAACGAGCCACTTGTACGCGCCCTGATGAATCCAAACCAATACCAGAGCCAGCAGGAATTTTTGCAGCAGACGAAATTCTATCATGAAATTTTTGGAAACGAGATCCTATACTTTCTGACACCTGTCGGAATGCCCCTGAACGTAAAGGGTCTGTTTTCGATCAGTCCGGAATCAGTCAGGATAACAGAGGATAACTCAGTACCCTTTTTTCAGACGCAGGATGTACGGGCTAAATACTCCTATGTTTGGGTCGGACAGACGATGGTTTTTCCAAAGGATTCCATTATCCATATCAACCGGGCAAACGTGAACGGCCAGATGCTGACGGCTGGAACCGTCACGACCGAAGTCACTCAGTCGGATCAATCCCATCTGTGGGGAGTGCCCGTTATGGCCTCCCATCAGGCCAATGTCCGAAACTTACGGGCGGCATATGAGGCAAGGAACGTCCTGATAGAAAATCGGGGAGCATTGGGGATTTTGTCGAACGGTTCAACCGATGGAGTGGGGTCTATGCTACCGATTGATCCGAAACTCAAAAAAGAACTCCAGGATGAGTATCGCCGCTATGGGATGACGAAAGGTCAGATGCAGATCATTATGACCTCGCTCAACCTGAAGTGGCAGCAGATGGCTATTGATACCGATAAGCTGAAATTATTTGATGAATGCGAGGCCGATACCCGGGCCCTGTGTTTGGGGTACGGCGTACCCTATGAGTTGATTGCAGCCGGTCAGACGTACGATAACAAGCTACGGGCCGAACGTCAATTCTACCAGAACACCATCATCCCGGAAGCCGGCGAATGGTGTGACGCCATTAATCGCCGGGTTGAGATTGCAGGTAAGTCATGGGAGGTGTCGATTACATACGATCATCTTCCGGTCTTTCAGGACAATGTTAAGGAGCGCGCCCAGGCTATGAGCCTCATGGCCGCAGCGATTGAAAAGCTGATTACTAACGGAGTGATGACCGTTGAGCAGGCACAGGTTGAACTTCAAAAATTCGGAATCAAATGACAGAGGAAGAAATAAAGGCCATACGGGCCATAAAAGATAAGCAGATCAAATCAGGGGAGGTGATTAAGAAATGAGGATCAAGATTCCAGAACTCGAAGGGAAGGCGCTGTTTGATTATCTTGTCAAGAACAAGGCCGATCTGATTGCTAAGAAATGCAGCCTCCCGATTAAGAGTGACCCGTTTTGCTACGGTGCGACTCCGGTTAAGACTTCAGGGGGTGAAAAGTCAGAGAATCCAGAGGTTGATCCTGACACTATCCGGGTTAAGGTGGTTTGCAATACGGCCCTATTTTGTGACTCGTATGGTGACGTGCTGGCCCCGGATTGCTGGAAAAAAACCATTGCCGAACGGGGACCGAAAGGTAAAAATCTGATTCCGCACCTGAAAAATCATGAACATGAGATTGATAAGCAGATTGGCCGGGTGGTGGATCTGTTTTCTGAAATGATTGACCTGTCTGTTTTGGGCTATGATGCACAAGGTAAAGCACAGGCCCTTGTCATGGTGTCTGATGTCAAAAAGGAGTGGGATGATAAACTCTATACTCTGTATAATGACCTTGCTGTACGTCAACATTCCATCGGACTGAGATATGTCCAGATTAAACTAGCCCTGAATGATGAGGATTACAAAGAGGAATTTGCCGTCTGGCAGGCTCATTATGACTCAATCATCAACAAAGAGGAAGTTGACCGCCGAAATTATTTCTGGTGGGTTCCAGAAATTAAGCTCTACGAAAATTCAGCGGTCCTGTTCGGGGCCAATGAATTAACCCCAACACTTGAAGTCAGTACCCAGCCGGATGAGTCCACTGGGAAAAGCGATATCGATCTGAAGCCGGGTGCGCTCACTTTGGATCAGGTGAGAACGAGAATAGTATTAACAAAATTTGTGTAAAAAAATGGATGAAAAAGAACTTGAATTGTTACTCGGAAAGGTGAGCGACCAGACTAAGGCCGCCATTAAGACCGAGCTGGCCGATGCTCTGAAGGGCTACCTGAAATCCGATGAGCTGGCCGTGAAACTGGAGGCCACAGGGTTGAAGGCTGATGCCATTACAACCTTGACAAAGGCCGTTGAAGAACAGGGTCTGAAATTGACCGAACTGCTGACCAAAGGAAAAGATGATGAGGTGAAAACCCTGTCACAAATCCTGAATGAACGGAAATCTGATCTTGAGAAACTTTCGAGGGGTGACCTTCAGAATGTGAAAATTCAGATCCCGGTTAAGACCATCGTGACAACCGCCTCACCGGCCAGCAACACGATCGGGATGCGGTTACAGGATATCGGACAGATGCCATACCTCGGTATGCAGATCAGTCCGTTATTCCGCCATGTGTCCGTTCCGCCTGAGATGAACAAGACCATCCGGTACATTGACCAGACGACCGTCACCCGTAACGCTGCCGGACGTTCCGAAACGACCGGAACCGGGACTGGAACATTCGCCGAGTCCGCTATTGCATGGACTGAGTACAGCTTTACGATCCCCGAGATTGCTGATTCAATTCCGCTGTCGAAGGAATCCGTGAAGTTCATCAGCTTTGTTCAGGGTGAGATCAATCGACTGCTGGAAATCAACCTAGCACTGAAAGAGGATGATTATTACTGGGACGGAACGGGTACTCCTCCGGTATCTAAGGGGGTCTACACCTATGCTTCGGCTTTTGATTATGCCGCCTATGCTGCCGCTGCCGGCAACTGGCTGCCCGAAAAAGCCAACCTGTACGATCTGGCCATGATCCTTCAGGAGCAGATCAGCAACGGGTATCAATCGAAGTATGCCCCGAACCTGGTTATCGTCAACCCAGGCGACATGATTGCCCTGCGTGGAACGAAAGACGCCAATGGCAATTATCTCCAGCACCCGCTTCTGGCCGGCAACAGCCTGAACGGTATGGAGATTGTTCAGAGTTCACAGGTGACCAAGAACACCATGCTCGTTTGTGACCGGCGTTATGCTACGGCATACGATGCCGAGAACGTGACTATCGAAATGGGTTATGTCGGAAATCAGTTTGTCGAAGGTGCTTTCACAATGAGGGCTTACAAATCGACCGGCATCCTCGTTCGTACTGCTGATACGGGTGCGTTCCTGAAATGTGCTTCGATTAGTGCCGCTCTGGCCGCCATTAACGCTGTTGTAGCATAAGGAGGAAAACAATGAAAAAACTGATTTTCTTTCTGACTTTGAGCCTCGCCTTCATTGGCTTGCAGGCTCAGGATGTTACCCTGAGAATGGCTGATAAGACCTACGTGGAATATAACACAAACGTATCTGTTCCCTCAGCCGCCACAAAATGGTTCCTGATTATCGGTGATCAGCACGTACCACAGACACAGGATTTCGTTATCCATTTGGATTCGATTTCAGGTGGAGCGCACGCCACAACCGTCAAACTGTTCGGTACGAAATTTGGGACGACTTATACCCAGATTGGAAGTACCGTGACATGGAAGGCAACGACTGCTGATACTACTATTCTGTTCAGCAACGATACGATCAACCGATACAGGAATTACAAGGTTGAGGTTGTGAACGATTCTGCTGATGTGACCACAATCGACTACCTGAAGTTTAAACTCTGGAGGGAATAACACTATGTTAGTCGCATTTTTGAAAGATTACGCAGGTAAGTTAGAGGGTCAGGTTTGCGATATGGATGCTAATGTAGCCCATGGGTTGCTGATGCAGAAGATCGTTAAGAAGGTTGACAAAGGGCCGGAAAAGAAGCTGGCCCCATCGTCAGCTCCTGAACCTAAAAAGGCTGGACGTCCGAAAAAATAAGCAGTTATGGCTAACCTGATTGATACAACCTATTTCGTTTATGATTGTGACCTCCCGACCGGGAGTGCCTATTCAGACGTGACGAATTTCATCACCCGGTACGAAAAGGAAATTTTGACCGATCTGCTGGGTTATGAATTATATACTTTGGTTGCTGCTTCGACCGAATTATCAGGGCGTTTGTACGACCTGATTAACGGCAAGGAGTACACCGAGCAGTATAACGGTAGGGATCAAAAGGTTAAATGGAACGGCTTAAAAAACACGGACAAAATCAGTCTGATAGCTTACTATGTTTATTATCGTTATCAGTTGGCAAAGGCAACGCTTCCGGGAGGATCAGGCGAACTGAAACCTAAAGTCGAGAACGGAGTAAACGCTGAACTCGCCAATAAGGTCATGGACGCATGGCATCGGATGCGAGAATTATATGGCTATGAGGGGCAGGATATTCTTGCCCCATCGGCCTATAATTTTCTGACGAAGTATGCCACAACGTACCCCGAATGGGTCTTCACGGAGATCGGGAAGGTTAACGGGTTTGATCTATGAGCAGCAAGTATAAACCGATAGTGGAAATTTTTGAGGAGATATGCACGGCCATACGGGCCGAGTATGATCCTGCTGTTATCGGTCCGCCTGCTTCTGGTGGAGAAAAACCCTATTATCTGCACGGTCATCCGATTGAGATCATGAAGATCCTGAGTGAGAAGTCAGGGAATAGCACTTTGAAGTTCAAAAAATATCCTTTGATTGTGCTGTTTCAGGATTTCACGGAATCGGTCACGCTGTCAGGCAGGGATGTATCCCTGAATCTGGCTATCATTACCGAGACCCGGCAGGATTATTATGCTGCTGATCGGTATGACCATACCTTCAAAGACACCTTATATCCCTTGTGGGATCTGCTGATTAAGTATATCAAGCGGTCGGCCTATGTGGATAACAAGATGGATTTCCTGTATGACAAAACCGACCGTCCCTATTGGGGCAAGAACAATGCCAACCTATTCAACGATTTCATTGATGCGATTGAAATGGAGAATCTTAAATTAACAATTAAAGACAAATGCTATGAGTAAATGTGCAATAGCTTACCCGGCTGGACTGGGTGACTGCAAGGCTTTCCTGTCGAAAGTTCAAGGGATCGCGATCACCCCTAAGGGCACAACCTTTACGGAGGCGACCTTTGTAACCGCTTCGACCTGGGCCACAGCAGTACAATCAGCCACCCCGGCCAACAGGACAACGACCCTGCTTCCGTTCATCGCTTACGAACCAACCTCGGATGCGATTGCGATTGAAACCTCCAACCTGGGACGTAAGGTTGTCGGATCAAAACCGGCCCCCTCGATGATTGGTTATCTTGACGGATCAAACTGCGATTATCAAACTTTGCTGAGTTACGAAAACACCAAGTTTGACGTTGTTCTGTTTCTGCAGGACGAGAAGCAAATGGGTTGCCGTACTTCAGCCGGTACGATCAAAGGCTTCCGGGCCACGCTGTCCATAATGAATGGTCTGCCAAAGGCCGACAATATGCACCAGTCGTTCCCTGTATATCTGTTCTTCGAGTACCCGGATGAATTTGACAATGTAGCTCTGGCTTCTCCGACGTACAACTTCCGAACCCTGTTGGATTACGTTCCTGTTGGTGTGAACCTCGTTGCTCTGTCAACCCTGTCCTCTTCTACCGGAGTAATAACCATCGGAGTTTACAAACGCGGAACCACGCAGGGATTGACCGGATTGATTTTGGCCGATGTTACGGTATTGGAGTCAAGCGGATCGGCTCCGGTTGCTACGACCATATGTGCCGAGGTTGGTCAGGGGGTATATACGCTGACCATCAACGAGGATGTAGGCGGAACAGCCAGCGCCCTTGATACTG